ATGTACGTGCGGCAGGTAAGTGGAAGACAAACCTAAATGGTAGTTATTATGCTGCGGGTGTTCGCAGTCAGATTGCAGGTCGTGGCGCACACGTAGCTATCCTTGATGATGCAATGTCAGAAGAAGATAGTTTCTCTGATGCAGGAAGAAGGTATATCAAGGAATGGTGGCCGTCAGGACTACGCACACGTATCATGCCGAATGGCGCGATAATTATTATTAATACTCGTTATCATTATGACGATCTTTGCGGATGGCTGCTAAAGCAGCAAGAGAAGTTTGACATAGATACAGAGATGCGGTGGGATGTAGTAAGTATACCTGCATGGGTAGACGAAGACTCCAGTAAATTACTAGGTTTACCTATAGGAACAAGTTATTTTCCTGAGTGGAAAAGTGATGAAGTATTAAGACAAGATGAGATGGAAATACGGTCCACTAACGGATCAAAGTACTGGGAAAGCTTGTACATGCAGAATCCCACTCCTGATGAAGGCAGCTTAATTAAAAAAGACTGGATTAACTGGTGGGAATACGGCGATCCTCCTGGTTGCGATTTTATTCTACAGACTTATGATACGGCTTTTTCTACAAAGACAACAGCAGACTACTCGGTAATACAGACATGGGGTGTATTTTATTTCCATGATGATGATCCTCAGACAGGTGAGGAGAATGTAGCGTCCAATATTATACTGCTGGGAAGTAAGCGAGGCAGATACGAGTATCCTGATCTAAGACGTATAGCACAGGAGGAGTATAAAAAACACAGACCTGATTTTTGTCTTGTGGAGAAGAAGGCCAGTGGTCAATCTCTAATTCAAGATATGCGTAGAAGCGGTTTACCTGTTTTAGAGTATACTCCTGATAGAGACAAAGTTAGCAGAGTTATATCTGCATCGCCTATGTTGGAGTCAGGAAGAGTATGGCTACCAGATGGTAAAGGCTGGTCAAATGAATTATATGAAGAAATGATAATGTTTCCTTACGGTAAACACGATGACCAAGTTGATGCTATGACAATGGCTATTCATTATGTAAAAGATAGCTGGCGCTTAGAACATCCAGACGATCCTGATTGGGAAGACGATCAGGGTTATAGAAGTCAGAAGCGAGTTGCGTACTGGCGAGTTTAATATTATAATTAAAAATTATTTATTTAGCAAAGGTAACACACAATATGGCAACTGAACGTAATCCCTTTGATCCTATCCCACAAGTTCAAGTTACTCAAATAGAGATTGAACCAGAAAACGATGAAGCTACTATTGAATATGATAATTCTGATGGCGGTGTCATAGTAGAATTTAAAAACCCAGTAGAAGAACTTTTGTCTGATGAGCAAGTAGAAGAAACAAACGATGAGTTTTACAGAAACCTGGCAGATGACATAGATGAAGATATTCTGCAGGATATTGCTGAAGAAATCTACGATAATTATACAGCAGATAAAGACAGTCGCGGTGAATGGGAAAGTATGTTCGAGCGTGGCTTTGATCTTTTGGGATTAAAGCTGGAAGAAGCTTCAGAACCATTTGAGGGTGCATGTACTGCAGTTCATCCTGTGCTTATTGAGTCAGCAGTTAAGTTTCAGTCCAAAGCTACACAAGAATTGTTCCCCTCTGGTGGACCTGTTAAGTCTCAGATTATAGGAAATGCCTCTGAAGAGAAAGAAAATCAGGCACAACGTGTAGAAGAGTTTATGAATTATCAGGTCACAGACCAGATGACAGAGTATTTTGATGAGTTTGAAAGAATGCTCTTTCATTTACCCCTGATAGGTTCTGCATTTAAGAAAATTTACTTTGATTCGGGTCTAAATCGCCCTGTATCCGAGTTTGTCCCCATAGATCAGTTCTATGTATCGTACTATGCTACAGATTTACGCCGTGCAGACAGGTATACACACGTAATTTATCGCTCTCCAGTAGAAATGCGAAGAGATATTGCTGCAGGAATGTACTCAGACATAGAATTACCTGAAGCTTCTGTACCACAAAGCACTCCTATGTCCCAAAAAATGGACAATATCATGGGTTTATCTCCATCTGGGGACAATGATCCACAATATGTGCTACTGGAACAGCATTGTTATCTAGATTTAGAGGGATTTGAGGATGAAGAGGACATTGCTCTTCCATATATTGTTACAATAGAAGAAAAAAGTAGAAAGATACTGTCTATTCGCAGGAATTATGACAGGGATGACCCGCGAAAAGAGAAGAAAATCTTCTTCACACACTATCGTTTTGTACCTGGATTTGGTTTTTATGGTCTGGGACTGATACATTTCTTGGGTAATCTTACTATGACAGCAACTGCAGCTATGCGTAGCTTGGTGGATGCTGGTCAGTTTGCTAATTTACCTGGAGGTTTTAAGGCAAAAGGTATGCGTATTGTAGGAGATAATGATCCTATATCTCCTGGTGAGTTTAAAGAGGTGGAAGCTACAGGTAATGATATCTCTAAGATGATTATTAACCTGCCATACAAAGAACCTTCACAAACACTTTTACAGATGCTTAACTTTGTGACGGCAACAGCGCAAAAGTTTGCAGACACAACAGAACAAGTTGTGGCAGATGGTGTTAACTACGGTCCTGTCGGAACTACAATGGCATTGTTAGAAGCCAGCAGTAAATTTTTCAGTGCTATTCACAAGCGTTTACATAAATCTCAAAAAGAAGAGTTTAAACTTCTAGGAAGAATTAACTTTGAATATCTTCCTATGGAATCAATATGTGATATCCCTAATGGCACATTAAAAATATTCCGCAGTGACTTTGATGGCAGGATTGATATTATTCCTGTGTCTGATCCTAATATACCATCCTCTGCTCATCGTATGATGATGGCACAACTTGCACTTCAACTGTCTCAATCATCACCTCCAGGTATGTTTGATATTGAAGAGTTAAACAGAACAATTCTTAATGCAGCAAATATTCCTAACTTAGATAAAATTATGCCAAGCAA